ACGTGCTACTACGGGAGATGCCCGACCGTGACGACGAGGTGATAGCGCACGGCAGGGCACTCGACCACATGACCCCGAATGAGGTGCTCCGCTGGGTGGCGGACGAGCTAAGGGAGATAGCGCATGAACTGGAGACCACAGATGAGTTGGACATATGAGGTGATTGGCGGCGCTCTGCTGGCGTGCTGTGCGGTGGTTATCGCCGTCACTGTGATGACCGTGGGCGCCATCGTCGGACGATACTGGAGCAATGATGATTGAGCTGTGCATCATGGCCGTGGCCGTGCTTCTCACGATGCTCGGCTATGCGGTGCTCTGCTGGATAGGAGGGAACAACGATGATTGAGATATTCCTCGCCCTGCTCTGCATGGGCGGCGTATGCCACACCGAGTATGCCACGTTGTCCCACGAGGCGGCGGCAGTGGCGAGCTGTGAGAGCGGCGACACCGTGACGCTGGGAAGCCTCGATTGGAGCGCCGTCAATGTCAACGTGGATGGCACAACGGACTACGGCGCATTCCAAATCAACGACTACTGGATATGGAGCGCAGATGACCGCTGGATGATGCGCCCCATCGCACAGCGCCTCGGCATGACGAGCGATGCCGTGCTCAGCCTGTGGCCACGCCCCAGCGATGCGCCGCCAGCGGTGCAGATCGCCGCCTTCGAGGTGATATGGGACGAGGGCAGAGGATGGCAGCACTGGTCAGCGTCACGGCCATGCTGGGAGAAGTGGATAGATGTGGAGTGACCATTTTCGTGAGGTCACGAAATTGGTCACGATGAGGTGTCAAGGATTCCTTGACAGCTCAGCAACCACCGAGGATTCCTCGGCAGTTCAACAAGGAGGAACAATGATGGACTTTTCAATTAGCGGCGCACTTGCAGTGATTATTGGGCGACACGCCATGTCGACAGAGAAGCCACGCAACTCAACGCCAGATTCCCCGCCGCCACCGCCGCCGCAAAAGCGATACAACTTCAGCGTGGAGGTGCCATTCAAGGACGCAGTGGTAACCATCCAGCTCAACGCACAGCCACCAGTGCCCGGCAGTGATGCATGGCTGTGTCACGCCGACATCCGACGGCACGGCATCTATGATTCTCGATATCACGAGTCAGTAAAGTTCGGTGTGATTACATACGCTGACAATCGATGCGATGCACTGCGCAATTGCATCGCCGCTCTGCCCGAATTCCTGTTATCATGGCGCACTGAAGAAGAAGACGTGATTTTTCATGCGCATGCAGTGGAGTGGATTGTAAACAAACTGTCGCAGCATATGAGGTACTTTGAGATGGAGCAGAGGGGGATAGACGACAATGATTCTCAATGACCGACAAATCACCGACCTCGCCGAGCGTGGCATGATTGCGCCGTTCGCTCCGATGGCCAAGCGAGGCGGCGTCATCAGCTACGGCGTGACATCGTTCGGCTATGACATGCGAGTGGCGGACGAGTGGATTCGCTACGTGGGCGAGTACTCCACGCTTGACCCTAAGCACGTCACCGCTTCCCGCACCGTGTCGCACCGTGCCGACGCCATCACGCTCGATCCGGGTGATTTCGTGCTGTGCCGGAGCGTCGAGCACTTCGCCATTCCCGAGGATGTCATGGTCGTGGTCGTGGGCAAGTCGACGTACGCACGCTGTGGCATCATCGTGAATGTAACTCCGCTCGAGCCCGGGTGGACGGGGCATGTCACCATTGAGCTGAGCAACACGAACACCGTGCCGGTCGTGGTCTATGCCAATGAGGGCATTGCGCAGTGCCTGTTCTACCACGGCGAGCGTCCTGCCGTGACCTATGCTGACAAGCAGGGCAAGTACCAAGGTCAGAGCGGCGTGGTTTTGCCGAGGGTGGACTGATGGTAACCTACATCGCCGACAGCGTGATGCCGGGCATGACGATGGAGGAACACGTCGCCTACATGGCACGCATCTCCAATCCTGCGAACCAAGCGCATCACGACACCGCTCCCCGCCTCGTCAAGTACTTGGCGACACATCAGCACTGGTCGCCGTTTGAGATGGTGTCGATCACAATGCAGATTGACACCACGCGCGACATTGCCCGGCAAATTCTGAGGCATCGCTCGTTCAGCTTTCAAGAGTTCAGTCAGCGCTACGCCGTTGCCGAGCTCGGCACGGTGCTCCGTGAGGCACGGCTCCAGGACACAGCGAATCGGCAAAGCTCCCTCGAAGTGGATGACGATGTGCTTCAGCGCAAGTGGGCACTACAGCAGGAGCGGGTCGCCGAGCAGGCACAGCACGCCTACGAGTGGGCCCTCAGTCACGGCATCGCCAAAGAGGTGGCCCGTGCCGTGCTTCCCGAAGGGCTGACGATGTCCCGCATGTACGTAGCCGGGACGTTGCGGAGCTGGATACACTACTGTGAGGTGCGCAAGAAAAAAAGCACACAGAAAGAGCACCGCTTGATTGCCGAGCAGGCATGGCGGCACATTGTAGAGCGGATGCCGAGCGTGGAGGGGCTGGGATGAGATACACACTGCACCACGGCGATAATCGGGAGGTACTACGCACGATGCCGGACAACAGCGTTGACAGCATCGTCACCGATCCGCCGTATGAGCTCGGCTTCATGGGGAAGAAATGGGATTCATCAGGGATTGCCTATGACCAAACGCTGTGGGCGGAGTGCCTGCGAGTGCTGAAGCCGGGCGGGCACCTCATCGCCTTTGGTGGCACTCGGACATATCACCGCATGACCTGCGCCATCGAGGATGCGGGCTTTGAGATACGGGATTGCATCCAGTGGATATATGGCTCAGGATTCCCGAAAAGCCTTGACGTGAGCAAGGCGATTGATAAGCAAAACAAGGACAACCAACAAAAAAGGGCTAACAGCCAACTCGAGCGCCGTCTTCGCTTTACGGCGTGGGTGCGGTCAACGGGTCTGACATCGTCGCAAATCGACAAGGCAACGGGCACCAACATGGGCGGACATTACACGACACAGGCATCACAGCCCGCCATCATGACCCGACAACACCTCGACGCCGTGCGCCACCTCATCGGCGATGTACCTGACTGGGTCGAAGCGGAGGTCGACATCAGGACATTAGGCATTGAAGAGTCCGAGGCATGGAAGGCAAGGGAGGTAGTGGGAGAAAAAACTGCAGGCATGGGAAGTGGTAAGACATTTGGAATGCTTCAATCAGAAGGCGACAATCAAGATGCCGAAAAGGTTATCCCCATCACCGCCCCGCACCTCCCCACTGCCCAGCAGTGGCACGGCTTTGGCACTGCGCTCAAGCCCGCAAACGAGCCCGCCGTCCTTGCACGGAAGCCACTGTCAGGCACGGTGGCGGACAATGTCCTGACGTGGGGGGTCGGGGGATTGAACATTGACGGGTGCAGGGTGGAGGGAAGTGATAGCGATATCAATGCACGCAAACAAAAAACCATTAAAGACAAGTTGGCAGACAAACAAATATACAATGACGGATGGTATGGAAGCGGTGCGGGATGGTCTGCAAGTACCGGCCGCTGGCCCGCCAACGTCATCCTCGATGAGGAGGCGGCGCAGATGCTGGATGCGCAGAGTGGGCACGACGCCTCACGCTTTTTCTACGTTGCCAAGGCATCGAGGGCGGAGCGGGAAGCGGGGCTGGACGGGATGAAGGTGCAAATAGCACAATCAACTGGCATGAGTGGCGATAGCATGCCATTAAGACAAAATGGAACTGAACGAAAGACGCCCATGCGAGCCAACCATCATCCCACGGTCAAGCCCATCACACTCATGCGCTATCTCGTTCGCCTCGTCACGCCGCCGGGCGGTACGGTGCTTGACCCGTTCATGGGCTCGGGGTCGACGGGGTGCGCCGCCATGCTCGAGGCGATGCAATTCATCGGCATTGAGCTGAGTGCCGAGTACCTTGAGATTGCACGGCGACGCATTGAGTTCCATGAATACACCGTGCGTGAAAAGAATCCGATGGGCTTGTAATTTGACGCACTCCGTACAATAGAAGTAGGAGGCATCATGACCAATTTTCGCCACGACTTCCGCCACTGGCCCAGCGTCGCCGCATTCCGTGCGCACCTCGCTCCGCATCATCCAAGCATTGCATGGTGGGCAATGGGCGTCACTCTGCATCACACATGGAAGCCCCGCCGCCAAGATTGGCGTGGGCTCCGCACCATGCAGGGCATCAAGAAGTACTACGAGGGGCTGGGCTGGGATGCGGGCCCGCATCTGTTCATTGCGTGCGGCTCCCCTGATCCGGCCGACGATGGCATTTGGCAGATGACGGCGCTCAACGAGATGGGCATCCATGCGGGCTACCCCGCCAACCGCCAGCATTGGGGCATTGAGGTCGTGGGCAACTATGACGCCGAGCCGTGGTCAATGCCACTGCATGACTTGGTGGAGGGCGCTACGCTGGCTCTGCTCGATTGGCGTGGCCTTGCGGTCGGCGCCAGGACACTGAAAGGGCATCGTGAGTGGGGAAGCCCGAAGACATGCCCAGGCCGAGCGATTGATATGGACATCATCCGGCGGGATTTCGCACAAGCACAGATGAGGGAGCAATGACGGAAAGCGTTGAGGTCAAGCTTGCGAGGCTTGAGGAAAAGATTGACCAAGTGCTGCGCCGCTTGGAAAACGGCGACCGGCAATTCCGTGAGATGGACGGACGGGTTGCGCACCTCGAGCAACAGATTAACCGACTGTGGGGCGGCATTGCCTTGGCCACGGTCATCATCCCGCTGATTATTCGCTACATGATGGGAGGCTGATAATGGAAAAGCCGTGGTATCAAAGCAAGACGCTGTGGGTCAACATCCTGACCCTGCTTGCGCTCATTCTTGGCACAGTGGCACAGTGGCCAGAGCTCCAAGCCCTGGCACCGCAACTGCTCGGCGCACTGAGCGTGGTCAACATCTTGCTCCGCTTGCTCACCGATAAGCGCTTGGTGTAGTCATGGCGACACGGAAGCCGAGTGCCCGCCGTGAGGTATCACTCATCCGTGTGCCGGAGGTGCTCGACGCCATTGAGGAGCTGGGCATTGTTCAACACGCATGCGCCGCCGTCGGCTTCGATAGGCGCACGCTGTACCGCATGATGGAAAGCGACGCCAGCGTAGCCGAAGCGGTGCGAGGAGCGGTGGAGCGGGGCAGGGAGAAGCGGCGCGACTTCCTCGAGAGCCTTGCCTACAAGATGGCACCGGAGAATCCCGTCATGGTCATGTTTCTGCTGAAGCGTGAAGACCCGTCATACCGAGAGAGCTACAATGTCAATACGACCAATGCCCCAACCAACTTCGTCATCGACCTCGGTACTGCGGATACGTCACTCGATGCTGCTCCCGCATCAGATGAGGTTCCTTCAGTCGAAGGCGAAGTATCTCTACTACAAGGGCGGGATTCGTAGTGGCAAAAGCTACGCCGGAGCACTCAAAGTGCTTACCATGCCCATGCACAGCAAAGCCATCGTGGCGGCGCCGTCGTATGAGAATATCCGCAACGGCTCGCTCCGCACGTTGCTCAATCTCATCTCGGAGTTTGAGCGCCGTAGTGGCATGACCATTCTCGACGGAAAGCCTCGATTGTCAGCGCCGTACATGATCCGCCTTATCGGTGATAGGGAAATCGTGTTTTTCTCCGAGAACAATTTCAACCTTGTGCGTGGTATGGAGGCGGCGCTGTGCTGGATAGACGAAGCGGGGCACATGGATGAGTACATTGACGGCATGAACACACTGTGGACGGTGGCGCTGGGTCGACTCAATCAGGCGCCGGGGCAAATCATTCTGACCTCATCGCCCAACTTTAAGAAGCCGTGGTCGTCAAACCTCTTCCGTGACAACGCCCACGATCCGGAGTACGAAACTATCTTCGCTTCCACGTTGGACAACCACTTCTTGAGCGAGGAGTACAAAGCCTCACTGAGAAAGAACTACACCAGTGAGATGTACGCACAAGAAGTACTGGGGCAGGACATCAACCCATCAGGGAGTTTGTTCCAGCGCCATTGGTTCACCGTAGTGCCCACCGCTCCGCAGGGTCTTGCATGGTCACGGTACTGGGACCTCGCCGCCTCGACCAAGCAAAGTGCCGACTACAGCGCCTCCGTGCGGGTCGCTCTGCATGACGGTGTCCTGTACATCGCCGACGGCATCAAGATGAAAGCGGAGTGGCCCGACGTGCGCAAAGTGATTGTCGCCACCGCTCTTGCCGAGCAGGGCACGGTGCTCGGCATCGAAGAAGCCTTGCACGGCTTGGCGGCAGTGCAGGAACTGCGCCGCATGCCAGAGCTAACGGCGACCACGTTGCGAGGCATCAAGGTGGACAAGGACAAGCAGAGCCGAGCGATGCCGTGGGCGGCACGTGCCGAAGCGGGAGCGGTGCGGATCGTGGCAGGGAGCTGGGTAAAAGACTTTATCGACGAGGTGGTCGCATTCCCGAGCGCACCACACGACGACTATGTAGACGCGGCGTCGGGCGCAGTCGCC